CGATAATCAACAACGCAATTCAAATTTTAGGCAGCAACTTATTGAGCCATTTACAGTTTATGTTTTTATACCTGTAGCAAATGAAATTGCTGCTAGATATTCGCGTGATGAAGCTTCTGACTTGCTACGTCCATTGCTGAGATCTCTTTTGTTCAGCAGATTGAGTACTGGATTGTATGCTGATGTTCTTAATCCAGTTCAATTTACTGGGCATGATGTATACTCTTATGATACTTCAGTATATGTTCACGCTTATAGTTTTCAGCAAGTTGCTGAAATATATGAAGAGGATACTGTTGGTCCTGATCTTGATGTTGCGTTTAGAGATATTGATTTCAGTATCTTTAGTGACTTTGGAACGCAAGTTGAATTTTTACAGGGTACTCCTGACTTGGATGATACCCCACTGTAGGAGATGGGATGAATCATATACAAATTAACGTGAAGAAGAATCTTGGTAAATTCAAAGTAGGTGATATCATCACAGTACCTACAGATGAAGCTGGAACGCCACTTGATCCATTTTGGAGACGACGTTTGAAGGATGCTGCAATAGATGGTTGTTGTGAAATTGCTAAGCCAGCGGCAAAGCAAGAAGTGACTAAAGTTGTTAGTCGCAAAACTGAGGAGAATGAATAATGGGCGGAACTCAAATTCTGCAACCTGAAGTAACATTGTCGCTGGCTAACGCAGATCGCGCAGTCAGCAACACTGAGCAGAAAGTGCTAATTGTAGGGCAGATCGTAGCAGCAGGCTCGGCTACTTCTGGTGTACTTGAAACCAATATTGCTAGTACAGGAGCGCCTGAGAATGCTTTGTTTGGTGAAGCATCTCAAGCAGCTGCGATGGTTCGAGCATTTCGTGCTATCAATCCTCTCGTTCAAGTGGATGTTCTTCCACTAGATGATGCTGGTGGTGGAACTGCTCGTGCTCTCACGATCACTATTGTTGGTACTTCTACTGAAGCAGGAACATTGGTTGTTGTTGTTGGCTCTGAAACTCTACATCGATATGAGTGTGCAGTTGCTAGTGGCGACACACCTACTGTGATTGGTGATACTATCGAAGCTGCTATCACTGCGGATACCAAGTGCCCGTTCACAGCTAATAATGTTACTGGAACAGTAACTCTGACAGCAGTGAACAAGGGAACAGTAGCCAACGATCTGGGCGTTGAAACTTCTGGAACAATTGCTGGTGTTACTGGCATGGCAGTAGCTCAGACTGTGGCTGGCGCGACAGATCCCACTTTGACTTCTGCTCTTGATGTTGCTACTGATCGGTATCAGGGTATTGTTTGGCCGTATAGTGATGGAGCTTCACTTGACACCTTGCTGACTTGGTTGGATGCTAGATTTAATCCTACCAATTCTATCATGGACGGTGTTGCTTTCACTACTACAACTGACAGTTATGCTAACGCTCTTGCTGCTGGTAATGCTGAGAACTCACCCAGTCTTGTTATTTTTGCGGACAAAGCTGAAAGTGAAACCAACTATGTTGGGCCGGCGCAGAATGAACCTTCATACTCCAAGTCAGCAATGTTTGCTGCTGTGAGATCGTTGCGTCTTACTCAAGATGCTTCAATTTCTCGGTATCTAACAAGTTCAGCTTCGCTGGATCAGTTTGGTGGTCCTGCTTTGGCATCACTGCCTTACTTTAACACTCCAATCCCGCAGATGGCAACTATTGCTTCTGGTCGTGGTTGGACTGCGGCTGAAATTGAACTGCTTTTGGCTGCTGGAGTATCGGTCATTGGCGTTAACGCAACTGGAACCAACGCACTTGTTGGCGAAGTTGTAACAACGTACAAGACTGACAGTGCAGCGAACGCAGATGTTACTTGGAAGTATCTGAATTATGTAGACACTTCCAGCAATGTTCGTGAGTATATGTTCAATAATTACAAAAGCAGGTTTGCTCAGTCTCGTCTAACAGCTGGCAGTGTTAGTCGTGGACGAGATATGGCGAATGACGTTGTCATTCGAGCATTTACTGAGCAAATGTATAAGACACTCTCTGGAGTGAATTATACTTTGGTCCAAGCAGGTGAAGATGCCTTTGTTTACTTCAAAGACAATCTGACTCTGACTCTGGATTTGGCTCTTGGCAAAGTCACCATCACGATGTTCGTGCCTATTGTGACTCAACTTCGTCAAATTATTGCGACAATCAAGATCGCATTTGATACAGAGGGTTAATCAATATGTCAATTCAACTATCTGATGCCGCAGTTCTTGTTAATGATGAGGTTGTGGCAATTGTTCCTAACTCTTTGAAGTTTACTGAAGGGTTTGGAGAGCAAACTGTTAGGGCAGCATCAGTTGGTGGCGGAGCAGTAGAACAAATTTACTCTCGTGACGTTGAGACGGCGCTGAGTAAGGTAATGTTTGATCTACATACCACACCTGCTAATGTGAAACTTCAGCGAGCGTGGAAAGCAAATGCCAATCAAAATGTCGTTCAGATCGCTGGCAAAACTACTGAAGGTGATATGACTCGCACCTTCACACAGGCAGCCATGACTGGCGATCCTGAAATTGAGATTGGCACTGAAGGTGTAATCAATATCGAATTTATGTCCAACGCAGCTATCTAAAAAGGTAGGCACCCGCCATGTCAGATGAATTGAAAACTGAGTTCCAATACGTGCTCAAGAGTCCATTCAGTTACGCAAGCAAAGGTGAGACTATTGAAGCAAAGTTTGTCGTGCTAACTGCTCCAACGTCGCGCACTACTCATGAGTGCGCGGCGTTGAAGCAGGCATTCTTCAGGGCCATGGGAGAGCAAGATTCCACAACTGCTACTGGAGCTGAACAAGCTTCAGATTATACAATTGAAGGCCCTGATATTATGACGCTGCTTGCTATGTCCAAGAACGTTGACTTTCCAGATGTGCTGGAAGTTGCCAAGAGGCTATTCCAAATGCCAGGTATCGCTTTGGTTGATGGAGAGACTAAATTTGGCAGTGCGTTAATAGACAGGATGAGCATCGATGATTTGGAAGACATGCTAGGACAATACATGGTAAATTTTATACTAGCATCTTCATTGAAGCGACTCCAGGACAAATCAACCAAGGTATCGCAAACTTGATGGTATTCTTTGAAGGTGCTGTGAGCTATACTGAATTGAAGAACATGCCATTCCCTGAGCTGGCTATGCTACAAAAAGAAGCTCAGCGCATAGCTGCGCAAAGGAGTAAGAAGTAATGGCCACAAATAGAGTTGTTTGGACATTCTTTGCTAAAGACAAATTCAGTCTAGTAGCTCAACGCATCAAAGATAAAACAGCAAACCTCAAAAAAGAATTCAAAAGACTACACGAGGCTAGTAAGAATGTTGCCAAGAGTCTTAAAAAAGTAGCAAAGAGTTTGCGAGTTGTGAGTGCAGTTGCTGCTGGAGCAGTTCTTGGCTCGCTAAAAGCATTCAGTGATATGGAAAAAGGAATCACGAATGTTTTAACATTGTTGGATGATAAGCAAGTGGCCAAATTTGGCGGAACAATTGACAAATTGGCAACAGATTCTCTAACCAAATTTGGATTCAATACTGAAGAGACTACACAAGCCCTGTTTAATAATGTATCAGCTCTAGGTGCAAATGAAAAATCATTTGAAGCATTTGCTGCAGCGCAAAAACTTGCTATTGGTGGTGTTACTACTCTTGACACTTCTGTTAGTGGTATTGCGGCGGTGATGAATGCTTACAGAGATGAAGTTGGAAGTGCTGAAGATGTTGCCAATGCTTTCTTTGCCGCTCAAAAGAAAGGTACAACCGATGTTACTAAGCTAGCATCCAATATCGGCGCTGTTGCTCCTATTGCTCACGCTATGGGAGTTAGCTATCAAGAGTTGCTAGCCACTATGGCTCAGCTTACTCAAGGCGGTCTGTCCACAGAAGAAGCAACAACATCGTTGAAAGGTGTTTTGAATACGCTAATGCGTCCTGTGGGTAGGGCACAAGCAGAGTTCAAACGTCTTGGCATCCCATTCGGAGTCACAGCAGTCAAAGGTGCTGGTCTTGCTAAGACACTTCAAAGAATTGCTGAAGTGGCTAAGGACCAGCCGGATATTATCGCTGAATTGATTCCAAACATCCGAGCATTGACTGGTGTTACATCTCTTGGTGCCACAGAGCTAGCTATCATTCAAGAAACTATAGCATCAATGAATCAAGATCAGCTTAGCCCAGCATTTGAAAAGCAAATGGCAACTTTTAGCAAATCAACAGCGCTGCTAAAAGGAAACCTTGTTGCTATGGGGATCACAATTGGTGCTCAACTGGCTCCAATGTTTATATGGCTAGCAGATAAAATTCGTGGATTGATTGATTGGTTCAACGGTTTGTCTGATACTTGGAAGAACGTATTTTCATATGCCTTGGTTGTTGTTGCTGTTCTGGCAGGTTTGTTTTCAGCAGCTGCTATTGCAGTAACTCTATTTGGAGCTGGTGCTGCTATAGTTGCTGGAGCAATTGGTGCTGCTTTTGCGGCAATAATTAGTGTTCCTGGATTGATTGTAGCCGGAATTATAGCAGCTGGAGTTGCTATCTGGGCTTTCTGGGATGACATCAAAGGCATCGCTGGGAAAGTTATGGACTTCATAGGGTTTGGAGATGACCCAATGGAAGTCAAAGGTTCAGCTGACATAAATAAAACCAGCAAGTATTCAGGAGTGCTCACAGTTAACACTCCGCCAGGAACAACTGCTGACCTTAAAAGCAAAACAACAGGTGATCCTATTGGACTCAGACTCGGTAAGAATATGGAAACGGCATCATGAATGTTAATCAGCTACATGAAGCTTCATATCGCGGTGCATTCTTTTTTGTTGCCAGCTCTGAGATTGGTGGTGGTCGCAAAGATGCTAAGAAGGAATTTATCAATTCAGATTTACAGATCATTGAGGATTTGGGCAAACTACAGCGAGAATTTACCATCACTGGAAGCATCTCTGATAGATTCAACGTTGATGGAAAAGTTGTAACGTCATATATACAAATGCGTGACTCTTTGCTTGCTGCTCTTGAGAAGGGTGGAACTGGAATCCTAATCCATCCATGGTATGGCAGAGTTGAGAATGTAGTTTGTCGAACATTTACCATCAATGAGAATATCGGCAAACTTGGTGATGCTGATATAAGCATAACATTTGCCATATCAAATACTGATGGCATTCCTACTTCAAATCCGTATGTGCTAACTGGAATCTCCACCAAAGCAGATTCAGTCATTGACAGTGCTGTTTCTATCTTCAAAACTATTTGGGGCATCACAGCCGGAGCAACAGGCAATTTTGATTCTGCTGTAACTAAATGTACAAATTTTATTACTGCTGTTAACTCCGCAACAAGTCCAGTTGCTGCACTAGCTGATGAGATTAATGAACATACTAGGCTAGTAAATAATTTCAGCAGTGATATAGTTACTTTGGTAAGCAACCCAAATGATCTTGCCGATTCAATTTCTAGCACTATGCTTAGCATTAACAATCTATATTCATCCCCTGAGAGTGCGTTGGTTGCCTTCACAGGGCTATTTGATTTTGGAGATGATGATATTGCTTCTCCATATAATACATTTATTACTGTTGAGCGCAAAAAGAATAGAACAATTTTTAACTCAACAGTTCAAGCATCTGCTCTTTCATATAGTTATCTTAATGCGTCACAAGTTGAATACAAAACTGTTGAAGACATTAATTTAGCAGAATCTAAGTTGGAAGCACAGTATCAAAAGATGGTTAGATCAGAAGATGCTTATGAAGATATTGTAGCTGTTCTTATTGAGTTGCGAGCAGTTGTTCAAGGATTCTTTAATGAGCAAAAGCTAAATGCTAGCCAGCTGATAACTATACGAACCAATCCAACATCAACTAGATTGCTTGCGTATCAGCATTATGGTTCTTCAGCAGATGGTGAAGATATAGCTGAACTGAATGGTCTATATGATCTGGCATATCACCAAGGTGATATTAGGATATTCACAGAATGAAAATTGAAGTTAATGGAACTGAATATCAAGGATGGACAAAAGCGCAAGCTACCATCAATCTTGATACATTGAGCAATGCTTTCAGTTTCTCAGCCACATCGAAAGAAGGCAAGGCTATGCCATTTCGTGGTGGTGAATCTTGTCGAGTAAAAGTTGATGGTGAAAAAGTTATAACAGGACATATTGAAATTGTAAATGTAGATGGAGATGCAAATACTCATACCATTTCTTTGAGTGGCAGAGATAACACAGGAGATGTTCTTGATTCTAAGATTGGATCACTTTCTGATATCAGACCTCCAATCAGTTTGGAAAACATTATCAAAATTGTTTTAACTCATATCAATAGTCCAGTCAAAGTAATAAGTGAATATAGCTCAGAGCCATTTAAAACAACTGAGGATTTGGCCGCTCCTGAATTTGGTCAGGATGTTTGGGATTTCATTCAGAGTCTTGCTAGAAAGCGACAAGTGCTTCTATCATCTAATGCTGATGGCAACATATTGATTACTAGATCAAGTGGCCGATCAGTAGCAGCTACAATTCAAAATAAGATCAAGAGCGATACTAACAACGTCATCTCTCATTCAGTAAGTTATGATACAACTGGTTTGTATAGCATGTATCGCTCATCATCTCAACAGAATCCAGTTTCAATAAATGACGGAAGCACTCGTTCCAATTATAGTATTGCTGAGCAAGTTTCTGCTATACAGGATAGAAATGTAAGAGCAGGACGACAACTAGCAGTTACATCCGAGATGGCCGGATCAAATATGCTAGATAGAAACAAATGGGAATACAATATCAGAAAAGCAAGAAGCCAAACCTACTCAGCTACAGTACATGGTTTTAGAAACCAAACTGGAGATCTGTGGGAAGTAAACACAGTGATTCATGTAGTTGATGAATTCTCTGGCATTGATGCTCGTATGCTTGTTAACTCAGTTCAATTTACTCTTGATGATAATGGAAGACAAGCTGTTCTCGGTTTAGTACACAAAGATGCTTATACATTAGCACTAGCTGAGGACATCAAAATTGATAAGATTGGTACTGGCTTAGTGGAGCCAACTACTGAAGAAGTTGTTGAAGCTCCTGGATCAACTGAACCTGGCTGGAAACCTTGGTCACCTTCAGACATTTTTGGTGGGTAATTGATGAGTGTAGTTAATATGATCAAAAGTTTAGTGAGGTGGGTTGTTATCACCTCAGTAACAAAAGATGATAAAGATTTTCCGCTACACAAAGTCACCTACATAGCAAAGGCAGGTGATGCCCTGGCTTGGTATCCATACGGATTTCATGCTAATCCTGGGCCAGCAGCATTAGCTTTAATGCTTGCTGTTAATTCAGATGCTGAAAACAGAGTAATGTTTCCTGGAAGTCCAAAAGAAAGAATCAGTGATGATCTTCCAACTCCACTCGCTGAAGGTGAGATTTTAATTTACAATCCAATTACCAAATCTTATGTTCATCTCAAAGAAGATGGTTCTATTGATATAGATTCTAAGCTAGATATTAACATCACTGCTGCTAATGATCTCACTGCCACAGTTGCGGGTGACACTACAATAACTTCAACTGGACCAATTGATATTGATAGCAGCGGAGCAATTACTGTAGACTCAGTTGGATCAACTACAATCACTGGCACAGGTACAGTAAAGATAGATGGCAATACAGTTGTTGATTTAGATGCCGCTCTAGTAAAAGGGCACAATGGTGGCGCGATTGAAGCTTTGTGCAATGAAACTTTCATTGCTTTGTTTAACGCTCACATACATTCTACTCCATCTAGCGGTAACACTTTCGCACCTACCATTGCTGCTGCAGTTGGAACTGATACAACAACAGTTTTGAAGGGTGAATAAATGACAGTTGGAATTGACGCTATCTTGACTCTTACTAATGACAATGTATATGATATTAGCATCGGTGATAATGGAGATATAGAATCAGCAGATTCTTTTGATACTGCTATTCTTACTAGCATATTTGCTGAACGTCGTGCTAATGAATCTGAAGTGCTCCAAGCATTCATGCGTCGTGGTTGGATTGGGAATGAGTCTACTCCTGGTTTTGAAATTGGATCCAAGATTTGGTTGTATGAACAAGCACGGATGACTAGAACTGTTTTGAATGGTATCACAACTTCTGCTACTCAATCTTTACAGTGGCTCATAGATTCTGGTTATGCTCTATCAGTAAAAGTTGAAACCAATCTTACAACAACTGGTGTACGTCTTGACATAGTTATCTATAGGCCAAACTCAGAAGTTGAACATAGATATTACACACTTTGGGATAACACAGGCATACCAGTTACTGCGAAACAAACTTTCTTCCAGCTAACAGCATCTCCAGCAGTTGCTGAAACTAGTATAAATTCATTTGTTATCTTTGATAAGATTGGAAGACCAGACTATCCAGTGGAAGTTATTGTTTACTCATTCAAAGATTTTGCTGGTGTAGCAGCGCCGACAATTTCAACTGGTATTGGTTGGCATCCTGATAGTGTAATAACAATTTACAATGATGCAAATGTTAAATTGATTGGCGCTGGTGGACGTGGAGGACGTGGAGGTGAAACGTCAGGCAATGGTGGGGTTGGCGGTGGAGGCACTGGCGGCAATAGTTTTGGTCCTGGCGGTTTACCGAATGGTTATGATGGACTCTGGGTAGCAACTCCATCTGGACCAGCAACAGGTTCTGCTACAGGTGGTACTGTTGACCGCGCTGCTGAAAATGGAGAGACTGGTTATCCATCGCTTGAAATGTTTCATGATGTTACACTTTCCAATTATGGAACGTTGTCAGGTGGCTGTGGTGGCGGAGGTGGTGGCGGCGCTGATGGAGGTGATGGTGGTGTTGGTGGCGTTCATGGCTTTCAATATGCCGCAAATGCAGGTGATCCAGGAACAGGAACTGATCCTGGTGTTGGCGGATCATGGGGCTATACCATAGTGAAAAATGGTTACACTTTAACGTATGCACCACAAGGCATCATTCGTGGACCTATTCTGCCGTAACTGAGGACATAAAATGGCAATTGATTTACCGACATCTGCGACTGAAATTGATCAGCGAATGAAAGTTGACGTTAATCGTGAACTTCCCAATGCTAATCCATTTCTGAAGAATAGTTGGCTTGGCGCTCTTGTAACAGCACTTGCCAATAGAGTGTATGATTTCCATTACGCTCTCAAGAAAGCAGAGCGTGAAGCAATTCCTGATACAGCTGTTATCAATCTTGAACAATGGGCAGCTATCTGGAACATTTTGCGTAAAGCTGCTTCACCTGCTACTGGCAACATAAATGTTACTGGTACTGCTACCACCACAGTTCCAGCCGGAACATTGTGGACTACAACAGATGGTATACGTTATCAATCCACAATTGTCAAAACTATTGCTGCTCAAGCTTTAGCAGTATCGACAATTACACGATCTGGTACTGTAGCTACTTTGACTACAGTAAGTGATCATCTACTTGCTTCAAATACTATAATTACAATCACTGGAGCAGCTCAACCTGGATACAATGTCACTAGTGTTGAGTGTACAGTAACTAGTGCAACAACATTAAATTACACTCCAGTTGGTTCTCCTGCTTCTCCAGCAACTGGAACGCCAGTACTTAATGTTTCAGCCGTATCAGTTCCAATTCAAGCACTTGACTTTGGAGAAGATGCTAATCAAGATTTTGATACTCCACTCACTTTAGCTAGCCCAATTACTAATGTTGATGATGTTGCTAACGTTGACTATAGTGCTTTGGGCGGTGGATCAGATCAAGAGACTGATGCTAGTTTGCGTGAGCGAATGCTTTACAAGATTCAAAATCCAATTGCTCACTTTAACTCAGCTGAAATTATTTCAGTAGCAAAAGCAATTCCTGGAGTGACTAGAGTTTGGGTTGAAGAGATTACACCAGCAGTTGGCCAAGTTACTATTTACTTCATGAGAGACAATGATGCTGATACTATTCCTGACGCTTCAGAAATTGCTACTGTGAAGGCGGCAATTGTTGAGATCATGCCTGGCAACACAGATGCTACTGACGTCATAGTTGGAGCGCCAACTGAAGTATCAACTGACTTTGTTTTCTCAGCGATCAGCCCAGACACAGCTACGATGGAAGCTGCTATAGCTGAAAGTTTGGCACAATTCTTTGCTGAGCGTACTGAAGTTGGAGCGGATGTTGTAGCTGAAGCTTATAACGCAGCCATCTTCAATACTGTTGATTTAGTTACTGGAGCTTCACTTACTAGCTTCACTCTCACTTCACCGGCTGCTGATATTACAATAGCATCTGGAGAAATTGGAACGCTTGGAGCGGTGACTTTCTGATGATCAAATATCCGATTGTACTTACTAAATCTCAGCAAGCTCAAACCATAGCAAATTATTTGCCTACTGGTAAGATTTTTGCTGCTAAGAATATAATTGGATCAACGCTAAGAAAATTGCTACTTGGATTTGCTAATGAAATTCTTAGAGTAGATGAAATCATAGCATTGTTCCGGCGTGATACAATTCCTGATAGCACAGAGTATTTTCTTGATGAGTGGGAAGCAGCTGTTGGTATTCCTGATTCATGTTTGACTGGATTGGGAGATAGTGTACAACGCAGGCTTGAGATTCTAATTAAACTTGCTGGATATGGAGTTCAAACTGCTCAAGATTTTGTTGACTTGGCTGCCAAATTCAATATTGTAATTACTGCTGAAGGTGGTGCTAATAGAGGCATCTATGGAGGTTTGCCTGCTATCAGTTTTGGTAGTAACAAAGAAGCAAGGTTTACATTAGTGATAACTCCAATTGACAATATCGGTGAAGCATTCACTTATACATTCCCGATAACTTTTGGAACACAAGACCTGGCTACTTTGGAATGTTTGTTTCAGAAGTTGAAGCCAGCCAATGTTCAACTTTACTATGAGAACGTATAGTTCATTGGGAGATAAGTTGTGCAAGATTTGAATGGCAAGATTACTGGCAACACACTAACTGCTGCTGAATGGAATGAGGTTCCCTCTGAACTTCAAAATGTTATTGAAGCATTTGGGCAGATTCTATCTACTGGAGATTTGAATCAACTTGGCAAATCTATCGCTGCTTACGCAGCAGCTGGTGATTGGTATACTGGTGGCGGCGCAGCAGATGCTTACACAGCTACTAAATTGGCAGGACTACAAGCGCCACCTGACTATTTTACAGGAATGGTTGTTAGATTTAGAGCAACAGCTAACAATACTGGTGCTTCAACTGTTAATGTTAACTCACTTGGCGTCAAAAATATTAAACGTGAAGATGGGTCGGCGCTAAATCCTGATGACATCTCTACTGATAGAGATGCTTGGATGCGGTACAATGGTACTGACTTCTTGCTACAGAATTCATCTTCTGGTGATATCACTCCAGTTGCTGCTATATCGCCAGGTGAAGCAATTGGAATGCTAGTATATACTGATGCTTCAACTATAACTCTTAAGCCTGGAGTTGGTGGCAATATCGTTTTAAACATTGATGGAACCAAGCTAACAAGCAGCAGCTCTATAGCTTTCATTCTTGGAGATTTTGGAGTTGGCGGTTCTCATCTTGATGCTGGAAGTGAAGCAGCGTCAACTGCTTATTATCTATATGCCGATAATGTTGCTGGAGTTATTACACCTGTGATTTCAGCGACTGCGCCACAAGATATTGGCGGCACAAAACCAGGATATCATCCAACACGAACTGATGAACGTTGTATTGGTTCATTCTGGAATGGAGCAGGTGAAGATATTACAAAATTCTATATGGTAGGTAACCAACATATGTTTGCGCCTAAAAACGCAGATCATGTTTATTCACTAACTGGCACTGCTGGAACTGTGTGGGTTAATCTGCCAATTACTACAATTCCACTAACAGCATCTGGTGTTATTTTCAATGCTGCTGCTAACATTAACGTTGGCAATGGTGCTGCATATTTTGCACATGATGGGGCGTCCAGTAGCCCACTTACAAATGATCTTACTGCTGCCGTAAACGTTGAAGCACTTTACGCACACAAAGGCAATGGTTCTAATGACGCACATGGTATGAGCATTAGCGGTACAATTCCGATAGTTGATCGGACAACACCAGCAATTTCATACGCATTTGTAACAGCAGCAGCATCTAATGCTGCTTTATTTGTTACTGGATATGTAGATCTATGGGCACCTCGTTAATGCGTGAGCATATTAATATTTTGCTACGTGAAAATGGTAAAGGTGAAGACATGCAGAAACAGCATGTTGAAACATGGGAAAGAATGAAAAAGGAGGCATCAAAGATCTGTGATAAGGAGTATCTAACAATTGAAGCACTTGAGGAGATGGATGTGACAGAGAGACCCATGCGTCTTGAAACTCTGGAGGACGTCATACAACACGTCACATACCATGAGGGACAAGTATCTGCTTTTTGGAAAGAACAGCATAGATTGAATGATAGAGCTGAGCTAACTACACGGCTTTGTCAAGCATCAGTCGCTTCAGAATTGAAAGAGATGCGTAATGATATTGCTGGTATTAGAAAATTGATCTACATTGCTATGGGGGCTGCAACAGTAATTGGTAGCATACTTGGTTTGATAATTGAACATTTTGGTTCCCACCCACTACAATGAGCAGATCATTAGATGATTTACATCCAGCCACTAGAATGCGCGTTAAAGCTGTAATGGCTGCTATGCGTGAGTATGGCTATCCTATGTTTGTAGTTAGATCATATGATAGTCTCAAACGCCAAGAGCAGCTATATGCTCAGGGGAGGACAACACCTGGAGAAATTGTTACCTGGATAACAAAGGGGTGGCATAATATTAGAATGGAGGGCAAGCCTTGTGCTCGGGCCGTGGATTTGGCCTTTAAGAAACAGCCTACAAGATTCCCAGACAGAGACAATTGGTCACTCAAGTGGCCCTGGGATAGACTCAAGCGAATCGCTGAAGCCTGTGATCTTGCGCGACCACTCGCAAAAGACAAAGGACATCTCATTGATCCACAAGGACAAACATTCACCGAAGTTTGGAACGCAAGCGATAAAAACTGAGGAGATATAATCATGGATTGGATTAGCAATATCTTTGGTGGCAAGGTTTGGTACAAGAGCCTGACAGCATGGGGAGTGCTCATCTGGACTATCGCACAGACAGCTGTGCCTGCGGCAGCTAACGTTGGCATTATCTCTGCTGATGCGGCCGCAACTCTTACAGATTGGATGAATGCTATTGCTGTGCCCTTGGGTGCTCTGGGCATTCGCAAAGCAGCGACTACACCTGATGTGGCGCCCAAATAATGTATGCTCCTGTAATACTAGCATTTTTCAAAGTTGTTGTCCCAATTATAGCAGCAGTGTTCTTCATCATATTTGTGTCCAATGCTGGGACAAATAAAGCCAAAGCTAAAATTGCTGAGCAAACAGTAAAGGATATAGATGAACTTAACAAACGTGGTGAAGAGTGGGATGGTAATAACGGTCTTTCTGGTATTGTCAAGCGCCGGTTGCAACGGAAAATTCCTTGGTACATGCGAAAGAAGTAAAGTTTGGGATGATCTGGAAATGCGTGACAATTACTTTGAAGATTTTATAACAACATTTGAGGTTGATAGTGAAGGTCAACCGACAAAAGGCAATCTGGTTTTCAACAGGCTGGATTATCTTGAAAAGTATTGTTGGGAAACTAGAATTGAAAAATAAATGGCACGCATAGAACAAGTATTGTCTGGTGAGAAAACTTGGGGGCAATATTCACTTGATATTCTAGGGCATGTTGGACTAGGCACAGCTTATGCTATTGTGCCAGTAGCTTTGTATTTGTTTCTTAATGAAAACGCATGTGTACTTTGCGCTATAGTTGGTGGCACTCTAATCGCACTTATTGGTGGAATGATTCGTGAATATATTCAATTTCTGAAGACTGGCAAAGATCATTTCAATGATCGTTTCTGGGATTCAATACACCATATAATTGGAGGACCAACATCAGTTGGTTTGGCATTGCTAGTCAAATTCATAATTAATTTGTCCAGCTAAACACGCAGGTACGTGCGTGTGAAGTCGGCCCAATCGTGTGCTGCGGCGGGTGGCACACGGTTGGGTTCGACTTTTTAGCACATTTGGTTTTGAATTTTGCTAGCCGAGTAGATTCGACGTAAAAAAGCGTACAGGATCGGCACGAGGCGATGCAGGATAACGTCTAACGATACTTCTAGCCGAATAGGGGTTAGGCTAAGGGGTAGCCTAAAAAAGTTTAACCTAAGCGATTCTGCAATTTGGAATCGGGGCCGATGTTATTTTCTTTACCCCATGTATTCAAATTGAGAATTTCTTTTACATCAACACGACGCCATTTGTCTTTGATTGTTCCTTTAACCAAAAACCAATCGTGTCCAACCTTTCCAGTCTCAGCTATCTTGCGACCAATCTGTTCATACTTGTAACGGTTTACTGTGACTACGATTGAATCAGTGTCATCTTCCAATATCAAATTCAGAAACAAAGTGTGATCAGTTAAAACTTTTCCACCACGCCGAGCCACAGATTGTGTTTCATTTAAGTCACGCAAGTTGCGGTCTACCATCCTTCCAATCAGCAAGTAGTCTCCAGGCTTTGTTATTTTCTCTATGACAGTTGGTGGGTTTTCCAATCCAAATTCTTCAGGACGTTCAAAAATATCACCCCACCAATGCTCACATGGAAACAAAATATTGAAGATGGTATCTGGATCTTTGATAGCGTGAATCATAGATGGAGTGAATTTGGTTTTGCCAGCTCTGGCATCCATAATTGATTTTGCTTTCTTTGGGCCAATACCTTTCAAACTACGCAAGCCACCAAGCAACTTGCCATCGTGAGTGGACCAGCGTTCCACAGACAAGTCTGGATCGAATGGAATGTAATCCAAGTGATCATTTCTAACTATGTCTCTCAGAATTTTGAGTGCTTGATCATCGCTGCGAGCATGGTTTAGATTAGCTACAGCAAACTCAAGTGGGTAATGAGCTTTACACCACGCAGTCCAATATGAAATGAGTCCATAGCTATAAGCATGGCTCTTATTAAATCCCCAAGAATTATGAACTACAAAATCATTAGCTACAAAATTAGCTGATTCTATAGGCATTTCAATATCGTATGTCATTTCCATTTTTGGATTGCCAATAGAAATTATTTTAGCAAACTCTACTTGTCTGCCGCGTTTAAATGGATATCCTTGTTCATGACTATTTCTATGACATTTGCAACACAAAAATTCTATATTTGATTTATCATTGTTATGTCTATCACCATCAATGTGATGTACATTTTCTGCATCACTATCACAATTATCACATTCAATTCCATCTCTGATTATTTGTCTATATTGCTCAATATCATTTGTAGTTTCTAGACCATATTGATTGTGTGCACCACTTCCTGTTCCTGGATATCTAATCAATCCTGAAGGTGTAGGGAACCTTGATCCCATAATTGCTACATTCATTCCTGGAACAAGATCAGAAAGAGGCATCCACCCATGTAAAGTAAAAAACATATGATTAGCTGTTGCTCTTATGCTATTGAATCTAGTTTTGAGTTCAAATGTTTCTTTAACTCCAGACTCATAAATGCTTTTCATTTGAACTGGTTTTATTGTTTTGCCTCTTTCAGTCATTGATAAAACTTTACTCAATCCACGTTTTATTTGGTGTACTCTATTATATCCAGTTGCTATTTTTGCATATCCGCCATTTTCATAAAGCTGTTTAATAGTAATTTCTTTTGGTGAATATTGATTGCTTGTTGGTAATTTAATAATTGTATCACCTGATAAGCAGCCAAATGTTACCATACTCTCCCAAACTGAAACTGCTTCAGTTTCATCTGCTCCATTCTTCAAAGCTCCATCAACAAACTTGTCTTTGAACTTTCCAAAGTATTCTTCACCAAGACTTTTGCTAGCAGCTTTGCGCAACTCACTAACATCCTCCCAACTCAATCCACCATACTCTCTACCAATACTCATAAGTTGCTCTTGGTAAATAATAACTCCATATGTTCCTTCTGTGTGGCGAATCACACTCTCATGTTGTGAAAGATATACAACTGGCTCAGCTCCAGTGCGGCGGCCAATAAAAATATTCGTGCCACCAGAGTGGATAGGTCCAGGTCTAGCAAGAGCAGTGATAGCACATATGTCATCAAATGTTTCAACTCCCATCTGTCGTGTAACGTATTGAAGTGCGTTGCCTTGGAACTGAAATATGCCAGACAATCTCAAGCTATTGAAAATGTTGAATGTAGCTTCATCATTAAGTGGAATGTCATAGAAGTCATCATATGCTATTCCAATTTGATTAGCAACAGATTCCAAAATAGATAACGTTCTCAAACCCAAGCAGTCTATCTTCAGTAGATTGAGTTGCTCGATGTCTTTGTACTCCATCATCAATGCTGAGTCACGAGAGTTTATGCCGCCAAATGTAGTAAGTGGCTCATTACACACAATGATTCCAGCCGCATGTACTCCTGAATGGCGAGCGTGTCCTTCAATTCTCTTTACAATTTCCATTTCTGGATATTGCTTTATGAACTCACGACCAACATCTGTTGTTTCAAATGTATCTGCTACTCGCATCATCGCGCGAGCATCACCACCAGAACGTTCAATGATTGCTCCCTTCACAGCATCAGTTTCATAAGCTGGAATGCAAAGTCCAGCCGCAAACTCTCCAATTGCTGACTTGGGTTTCATAGTTGCTATGGTAGCAATTCTGCTAACGTGATCATTGCCATAAATGTCTGACAGCTCTTTGATAACCAGTTTCCTTTTGATATCAGGAAAGTCAATATCAATATCTGGCAAGTCTGCTCGATTGATGTCTACAAATCTTTCAAACAGCAAATCGAATTTAATAGGATCAACTTCAGTTATTTGAGTCAGATAGCAAACAAGAGAACCAGCTGCTGATCCGCGTGCTGGGCCAACTAGCATCTTGAGTTTTGCTTTGCGAACCATTTCTGAAACTACTAGAAAATAGTCACTAAAATTTTTGTCTTCAATAAGCTGTAACTCACGCTCCAATCTGTCTTTGTAAACTGGATCAAGCAAACTGATTCCACGCTTCCTTGCTCCAGCTACACAAAGTTGCCTTAGTGATACACGTCCGGTAAATTTAACCATACTAGCAACAGGCAGATCATAATCATCACACATGTTTGCTATGTCATAAGTATTATCCAAAGCATGATCATAACCAGGCCAAAGATGTAACCATTCTTCATCACTAAGTATGTGTTGTGGAAAGGTTTGAGTTTCCATTCCACGTCCAGCATGTAGCTGATACACTTGTCGATCATCTGGTTTTGTATACCAATTGATACACGTAGCCACTTTTGGTATGCCAGGCCAATCAGCAATAGCTTTTGGAGTTAATTGGTTCACTGCTATGTAATCAATTCTGTTTGTAGAATTGAACATATCAGCTATTACAATTATGTTCTCACTGACGCTATACAAATCAATCTGGAACAACCTGGGGTGATAATAAAATTGATCATATGCTAGTTTGACTAAGCCATACAATTCAGAAAGACCATCTCTGTTGCGAGCAATGAAAATATATTTTGGGCCAAACACTTTGATTTTCTCAACTGGCTTATCACAAACCATAAGCCTGACGCCAAGAATAGGTTTCACACCTTTGAGTCTACAATCTTTGAAATGTTTAACGTGACCAAATGTGTTAGCGTTGTCCGCAATTCCGATTGCTTGTTCTTTGCCGGCAATTTCAACAATGTCATGAATGAATCCATAGCATTGTTTGAAACTGTATTCAGTCCTGAGTGCTAAATGAATCATGTAAGATGATTACCTTACGTTCAAGTTGAAGGAAACATAGTGGGACTGCATGCGTGGTGTTCTGTTTGCGAGCCCATAAATCAGTTTCAGAATAGTACAAAGGGTTCAGGAACACCATAGGTATCAGATCAATGATATCTCTTTGAGCCATCTGTAGCATCTTATGGTAGCCTCCACATCCGCTCGTGCTCTGTGAGCACCCTCATGCGGCGAGCCAGTAGCAAGTTCATGTAGCTTACTCAAAGTCAATCGGCGATGCTCAACTGGTATAGACTTTTCAACTGTACAAATCCAATTCACCGGCCATGGAAAACGAAATTCATAACTGTGTCGAGCAAGTTCACAGTACAGCATTCCAAGATCAAATGAAATGTTATGCCCCACAACAATTCTCTCACCAATGAACAGATCAACAAGCTGATCATAAATGCCGATGAACGTTGGAGCGCGGCTCACAGTTTGATTTGTAATGCCGGTGATCTTGGTAACGATGTCTGGGATTGGAACTGGAGGCTTCACGAATGTTTCCAATTCAGAAATGAATTCCAAGTCATCAGTTAGCTTAACAGCATACAGTTCAGTTATGTATGGTTGTAATCCAAGAGCAACTGCGTCTGGTTTTAGCAAGCCAGTTGTCTCTGTGTCAATGAATAGCAAACTCACTTTAGTTCAATTGCCTCCAACATCGCTGCGTAAACTGCCAAGTCTTTATTGGAATCTGAACTGCCACCTTCCACAAAGAGTGCTGCGCTTCGCATTATCTTATTCATCATGTGGTTAAGCAAAGCAAATCTATTGAAATCTTCAGGAGTCTTCAGAATCAATCCAGTTGGGAACATTATATTCATTAGCTCACCAAACTGCAAGTATGTACTCCCATACATAGCATTTTTCTTTTTGTAAAATTCACTTAACTCAATTAGGATTTCATCAGGTGTCATCTGTTCAGCCCCTTTGGATACTTGCGGCTTTCATGATCCCATGTTGGATCATTGTAAATTTCTCGGATGTAACCTTGGATGTTCTTGAGCAAAACATCTTCTGAATAAGTTGGTTCACCTGAATACAAACGTTTGCTTCTGGTGAATGTAGTTGGACAGTAATATCTTTTGGCATTGTTGTAACCTAGAGCAAGCATCTTGTAAGCCAAAAGACTTTCTACCAACGTTCCAACAAATGACAATTCTCTTTTAGTGAAAACAAATTCTGGAACGTTACGAATGAACATACCAGTATTGATATTGATCAATCCATTAACTGGATTCTTTTTGATCTCATACTTCCAGGCCGCGCCACCAAAGTAGAATTTAGTATTGAAGACTCCAACGTCAGGGTTAGCATCCATGTAGTCAATACATTCTTGGTAGTATGCCCCACTTGATGGCTTACCATTCTTAGCTGGCTGGAATCTGTGATCATGATCTACAAATAGGAAGTAATCACAATCACTGCCACTTTTCATTCCAAGATCATACCACCGAACCATTTCAATCAGATTCTTTATTTTTGGCGGATCAGTAATTGTGTAAGTGTGTACTCCAATTTTCTCCAAGAAGTCATATGTAACTGGATCCTGAGCTA